CCAATAGCATTGCGGGAAGGTAGAAGCCCTCCCGGAACATCGCCCCATGTAGAGGTTACCGGATCAATTACTTGAAGTCGAAGCTGAACTGTAGGCGTTGTGCCTCCTGTAAGTACACTTATGTTATGGGCTACGCTGATACCTCTCGCGTTACCTTGGGTTAAGGTAACGCCAAACCCCGAGACTAGCCGCGAAGCTGAAGTCTCTAGAGTTAGACCAGCAATGGTCTGGTTAACCGCTGATATAGATACGGCAGGGGTCCCCTGAATCGTCGCATTGACGCCTAGCGTAGACGGTGCGTATGAGGTGGTGGTCCTATGAGTAAACGTATTAATGGTTCCACCTACAAAAGCTGTAGAGATACGAACTCGGACAAACCTTGTAACTACAGGAACCCGAAACAATCTAGAGGTATTCGCTGCGATTGCCACAGGAGTTATAAGGTTACGAGAAGTCAGTACCAATGGCTCATCATACAGTAAGGCTATACCGTTTACTTGAGTGTTATTGTTAGTCCCTTCGAATACTATTTGACCGGCAGTGATACCCACAGAGCCGAAGACATTTACAGATAGTTCGGTGATCCCGGCGACGTCTACCCATCCCGCAGCATTAAGCCCTCCATTAAGAACACTTATGTTTATAGCTGACTGAGCTGTGGTAGATAGTACACCCAAAGTAGGTCCTACGGTGGGTAATGGATTAGTCGGGGATACCGCTGCTCCTCCACTGGCGAGTTGAGTCCAAAGAGCTGTAGCTGGTAACAAAGGGTCAGGGGTACCATCCCCAGCGCTTATGTACGTCTGAAGTCCTGATGCGGGAACTATAAAGTCGATTGGTAAGGGATTGATTCCACTCACAGGTTCCATTAGACCGGAACCCGGCTCAATCTTAGACAGCACCGTAGGGTTAGGATTAGTTATGGAGGCAACTGCTGACCCAACTATGGTTCTTGTAGGTACGGGGTTAGTCGAGGAGACTACAGCTCCGGCTGTTACAAGCTGAGAGGGAACCGCATTGGTAGGTGAAGCGGGGTTACCATTCAAAAGTAAGCTAGTAGCACCGTTTACAGTTAAAGCCCCTGAGGCGGCTATGATGGTCCCTGTGTTATCTACAATAGTGCTAAATACGGGAGTAACTGCTGTGCCTCCTCTACTATCCTCCACGGGTAACCTATTGGTTGAACTAATAGATTGACCTAGATAGTTAATCTGTGTAATCTCAGTCAGTCCCTCAGTCTTCAGTCCCCCTGTACCTCCAATTAGGGATGCTCCGGTATTATCTACAATTTGAGCAGACGTAGGAAGCGGATTATCTAAAGTGACAGGACCGCCATTTACACCAAGGCCACCTGTAACTAGCTTATTCAAAGGGATATGCTCCCCGGCCACAAGGTCTGTAGCCAGCTTGTCCAGTCCGGGACCTGTGTTTGCTTTTGCTTCTAACATATTATTCTTCAGTTCCTGTTGTGTTCGTTGAGTCTTTACCCATGATGCTGCTTAGGATTGCTTTAAGAATTTCGTCATCTGGATTACTATTGTCATTGCTGGGGGCTATCCCCATCTTAGCTTTCATCTGTGCCATAGCAATCCTTTGGTTTACTTCCCGATCTCGTGCCTTCTCGTCTACGTGACGCCCTTGTATCACAATCTCAGCAGCTCTAGCCCTACGTTCAAACTCGATGTCATCTGGAGTCGCTGAGTCACTGTTGGTGACCATAGCCTTAAAGATGTCTGCTCGAATCCGATCCTCTACGTGCTCTGCCTCAGCCATCGCTAGTTTAGCCTCAGCCACTTGACGGACTGCTTCAGCTTCTAGCTTCCCAGCCTCTGCGGCCATCTTACGTAAGCTGATTTCTTTGAGCATCACACCACTATGGTCTTCAGCCTGCTGCTTCTGTTGCTCTGCGGCAATATCCTTTAGTTGTTTACCTACTTGTGCCCTATTACGTAGAGGTGACAAGGCTACCATTTCTGCCCCTAGAATCGCGGTTACTGGCGACGTTGGGCCTAGAGTAGCCATAACTCTGGACAACTTACTAGACTCAAACTCACGCTCACCCATTGACATAGTACCTAAGCTCCTGAAAGTATAGTCCATCGCTGGGAAAGCCTCAGGATTGAACTGCATCAGACGGTAAGCTGTCTTCATGATGTACGGTTGCAAGAACTGTACACTGAAAGCCCTAATGGCTAACTTGGTACGCTTTAGTATAGGGGACAAAGCAATCATTAAGCTACCAGACTCAGGGTTACCCATCGGAGGTTGATTTCCTGCTGTAGCCACTCCTGCTGTATCCTTAGACCATCCAATGATTGTTTGGCTAGTGTTTAAGCTAGTAACGTCTGGCTGTCCAAAAGGTAAGCGCTCAATAATCTCCGAAGGTCTTCCATTGAATAATACATTCTTTCCGGGGTGGATGTCAAGTTTCAATCCCTTAGGAACTCGGGTAGCATCTGTACCCATTACCGGGTAAGCAGTATAAGCCAAAGCATCACTATGGGTACGATAGTGCCCATCAGCGGCTACTTGATCCTTGTGTAGGTCTTGAGCTGTCCCGATACCGTGGAACCTCCCTACCATGCGTTTAGGTCGGTAAGCCACAAAGGGACGGTCTTGGCACATATAGGGGTTAGCTATGGCTCGAATCACAACACTGCGGTTCAAGACGTAGACAACAGCCTCAACCATGTCCTTGGACTTCGAGCCATCTAAATGACCCTTCTCCATCTTACCGAACCAACGGCACAATAGTACCTGCCCAGAGCGCTGAGGCCACTTCTTTTGATCCGACTCCAGCAGCTGCTCAAACCGCTGTGGGTAGTCAGGGATACTGCCGGGGTCTAGGAACATCCCAGACTTCACACCATCAGTGATGTACGTGGTCGGGACGAAACTCTCTACAGCGACCCAAGGGGCTGAGTCGATATCCGTCGATCCCGGAGGTATTCTGAAGTTCCTTGGGTTAATAGCCACAGGGACTACACGCTTTTTGCGGACCTGAGTTGTACCGTGCTCAATACTTCCATCAGGCCTCTGGCGTTGCTCTGGTGTGTATTCGGTGTACTCTTGAATGACCAGCTCTGCAATCCCGGTTCCGAAGATTTCACCTAAGGCCGCTACTTGCTCAATCTCATCAGACACGCCTTGCGACTGTAGGTGCTCGAAGAGTACATTGGAGATTCGCTCAACGTTTAAATCACCACCTCCTGCTTGCTCTTCAGTGTCAAAGTTAGCTTTACTGGTGGGCGTATTGACTAGATCGAACCATCGCCCATATCCAAAGGTTGCATCGGTAATCTCTGCAATACGCTCGTCAATAGCGGCTTGGGTCAGGTTAGATACGTACTGGTCTCGCTCTGACTTACGGGTGCTATCAGCCCCGTCCCAAATTCTCCGGTAGGAGCGCTCGTGGCGATCCCAATCTTGGAGATACCATGATTGAAGGTCGTTAACCGACGCATATATGTTACTCTGGATAATCCCGAGTATCTTAGCTTCATGCTCTGGCCTCAAAGGCTTAGGCTTCTCAGTGCCTTCGGTGTAATCTAGTATGTTACTCATCTCTTGCCTCAAAGTAATCGGTTATCATGTCGTTAGGATCAATAGAACCTACACCATCGTTCGTCAGCTGAGCTACCAGAGACAAAGCGTCTGGGTAGTCATCATGTGTTGCTCGGCTAGGCATGTTAAACAATTGATCCTTAAACTTATCTAAGTATGTTCCGGGGTTGAATTTAATTCTACCATGCTCTAGCTTCCCTTGTAAAGCCCATAATACTCTATCTATCTTCTTAGTGTTATTATGGGTAAGGTCTAAGATTCTAGCGAAGTACTGCTGGTCCCTCATCTCAGTTTGTAAGGGAGTCCATATGGCTTGAAACAAAGCACCCTTCTCGATTCCAATGGTCCTAGACTCCACGTCCTTGGCGGCTGTGATGATCCTCTTAGCTGTCTCTGCTGTGGTCCATCTACCGCCCTCAATCTGTTTAACCCACCAGTCTACGCCATTTACCTTAGTCGTTGCTATCGCCGTATCATCAAGGTTAGGGGTATTACGTCTAATCTTCTGCTCAAAGTCTGTAAAGCCTGCAAGGTCTACCGTTATTAGGTGCTCCCCTTGCTTAGGTTCTACCGAAGACTCTCGTATCCAATCGGCCTTAAACAGATCACTCTCGGATACCGCATACTCTGCCAGATACTCCTGCTTAAAGAAGTATGTAGAAAGCATTCGTTTAGCTGCATCAATCTCCGCAGGGTCTATAAATGGATTATCGTATGTTGTGAAATGATACACTGACCACTCAGGATCGTCAAGCACCGCCTGCTCTAAGTTGTACATATGGTCACGGCCCTTAGGCGTACCAATAATTAAAGCACCAGCCTTCAAGTCTGACAATGAGGGCCTAATGATGGCCTCGAACACGTCAGGCTTCATGTCAGCGTACTCGTCAATCACACAGTCAAACAGCTTATTACCACGAAGGGTATCTGGCCTGTCTGATCCCTTAAGCATGATAACGTTACCATTAGGTAACTCCACAACTCCAGTGTTCTCCTTGAACACAGCCCCAAAGGGCTTCAGGTGCTGCTTGAGCGGTGACCACATCAAGTCCTTGGCTTGTTGAAAGGTAGGAGCAACGTAGAAACCTACCCCAGCTTTGGCTGTCAGCCCATTGAGGCTTAAACGTGCAGCAGCTAGGTTAGTCTTCCCAAAGCGTCTTCCAGCCCTTACGAACTTAAAGCGTGAGGGATCATCCCAGATCATTCGCTGGGCAGGGTGTAGGTTAAGGCTTAGTTTTGCCATCAGGAACCTCCACCATCTCTACGTCAACCACGTCGGCCTGCGGTCTGGTCACTCTCCCAGTTCCTCCGGTCGTCACAGTAACTGTAGTCCCCTTACCTACATCATTGATTTCTACCTCGATAGAAGTCTCTGAGGTGCTATTGTCCTCCATGGGGAGTTGCTTATCGAATAGGAGCTTCAGCATCATGGCTTGGTCCTTGTCCCCATCGTTCAAGGCTTTAGCGACGATCTTATTCATGACAGAATCACCATGAGTCAGAATCAGCCTAGCCCTAAGCTCTGCTAACTTAGCCTTCAGCCCCGGAGGGCGACCTACGGCATTAGCAACCTTGGCTACCAATTCCTTAGGCTTCGGTCCGGGCTTCTTAGACTTACCCAACTCGGGGATCGTTATTGATCCTTTCGGTCTACCCACCATATAAAGCCTTTCGGTCTGCTTGCTCTTTGTCAAGCCTCTGGTTAGCTTCGGTTCGGTCAATTACTTGATCCTCACCTGTGGCTGCTTGAGAACCTTGGTTCACACTAATGGTCAAGTCCCCTTTAGTCGGGACTAGGAGCTTACGGATGAAACTCGTACCAGCATTGATGTGCTTATCAACATCCACAGCAGTCTTAGCCTTTTCAGCCAACGTTAGTTGCTCCACAGCTTTCTCCATAACCCCCGGCTGGAGTAGTGTATCCGCTAGTAGGCCTGCCCTCTCCCTCTTAGCTGCGGCCTCTGCGAATAGGCCAAAGGTGATAAAGCCCTTGGTCTGTACCGCTTGGATCATGTTTCGCCAAGTCTTTACGACCTGACCCACATCAACCCCGGTAAGCTCTTGTAGAGAGTCCTTGGCCGTGCTCTTTAGTACAGAGCCTGAAGGTATCGCCTTGTTGTTCGCCAATTGCTCGGCCTTCTGAGTATATTGTGCTAACTTGTCCAACCGGGGAGCCAAGAACGGTTCTAAGGCTCTATTCTTTTTAAGGTCAGCCATAAGCGACTGGTATGCATTAGGCTTACTCAGGTAGTCTTGGTACATAATAGTTCGAAGAGCTTCCACAGCATCCTTGTCTCGTCCGTATTGAACCATGAAAGCCTTCAGAGTACTGGGGTCCGTTCGAACTGCCTCAGCCAATTGTGTGGAGTCTGAGTATTTCCGGGTAACATCACCAGCAGCCCGAGGGTCACTAGGAGCATAAGTACGCTTGAAGTTAACCAGTATGTCATCTTTAGCGGCATTAGCAAATTCCTGTTTTAGTCGAATCTCCGAGTTTACTAGGTTCTCTAGTGTTTTTGAAGCGTTGCCTAGCTCTTCTCCAAGCCCCGGAACCTTGCTGATGATCTCAGAATAGTCCTTCATGAACTTGGACATGACCTTAGGTGTAACGTCACCCGTGGCTCCTGTAGCGCCTGCCAAGCGAGTCATCAAGGCATCCTTGACCAGTGACTCACCTCTAGCTCCCATAGCTCTGATGGCTTGTGTGGCTGACTCTGGGTGATTCGTGACCATGTTAACCAACCTAGAGGCGAACTCCTCTCGACCTATGGACTTACCTGTTTTGGATAATAGGTCATGACCCATCTCTTTAGCGTAACGAGCGTCAGCAGCATTTAACTCTTTAGCAAACTGTGGACTAATCATATCCACAAGACCGGGAATCCGCTTAACACCTCGGCCTTCTCCCTGTATAAGTGGGACGTTAGAAGGGAGGAGAGGAGTACCATCGGGACGCAACTCACTCGCCTGTAGATCTTTGCCTACGATCATCTGCTTTATATCTTCTAGTTCATTAACATACCCAGTGTCCGTATTAGGTTTACGTAGGGCCTTATTAACGGCTATCTTGAACTCGCTGACTTCCTGCGGGAACATTTGTTCCCCGGCTAAAACCTTTTCCTTTAAGACCCCGAGCCACTTTCCGACCTCACCTGTATTAGCGAACTTTAACGAATCAGCAGACTTGGTTAGGACACGCCCCATGATAGGCGCGTAGACTTCGGGTGCTATAGATTCGCCGCGATTAGCAGCACTTGTAACAGTCCTCTTGTAGTTATCACCTAATACTTTCTGTGCTGCACTTTTGGTTTCGATGTAAGCATCTTTAATGGCTTTACCCAAATGCTCCGAGGTCTTGGCCCCGCTGGCGAGTTGAGCCTCTAAGGCGTCCTTCTTGCTTCTAGCCTCATCAAGATTCTTGACTAACTGTTCCTGTGCTACCGTAGACTTTGGGATGACCTCATCAAGGGTATTAATGGCGGTCTCTCTGTCCCCGAAGACTTCCTTGCTCTTGGTTGCCATAGCACTTTGAGCTGCTTCGGTCTGGGCACGTATATCGGCCCTGAACTGTGGCTGTGTTGCGGCCTCGCCCACTAACTCTTGGACTGCTCGATTGTCCCCCATAGTGGCCGTAATAGGTATAGGTGCTCCAATCTCATCACCGAAGGCTTTATTCTCAGCCAAGACCGTATCCAGTGGCTTAATATCACCACCTTCAATTACGGCCTGCTTCAGGTCACCTTGTAGTTGTGTATTCGCCAGAACACGACCTCGATCATTGACCGCATTAGTCCCAGCAGCCTTCAGGACCCCTAAGTTCTCACCTATGGTATTGCCTTTACTTAGACCGGGAGCGTACTTGGCAATGAAGTCAGGACCAGCGGCCATAGCGGCTCGACCATGCTTAGTCAGGGCTTGTATCCCCATAGCACTCGCTGCGGACACTCTGGCTCCTGCCGAGCCACCCGCAAGACCACTCAAGATGCCTGTGACGAGTTGAGTGGTCTCTCCACCTCCCATGTCTTTAGCT